GTTATAGAAGGTGCTCTACTTTTAATTCCAAGTGAAGATGGAGAATAAAAATGTCTCAATATTTAGGAACGATACAAGTTGGAAACAATCCAAAACCAACGGTTGAAATTTATCTGGATAGTTACCGCCGTGAGGGTACAAGGGTTTTCGCTTACTTTAGTTACAGGTTACTGGCGTTAGGCGGTTACGATAGATGGGGCTACGATGTCATATTAAACTGGGGTTTTAAACTGGCGGGTGAAAATCCGTGGAACGGACACAGTATCACAGTACAGCCGATCAATCAATGGCAGTGGGGTGAAAAGTGGGGTTCTTTCTCCATAGAAAATTTTGACACAGGCACATACAACGCTTGCGCTTTAAATTTTAATTTCAATTTATCCAGTCAGGCAGGAAGCGGAACCGGATTTGATTATGTTTTAAGTTACGGAGCGGAGTATACAAGTCCTATTGCTGGTTTTGTATCCGCAACAAGCGTAGATGGATATTTTTCAAATACAACTATTTCATGGAACAGTTTTCAACATGGTTTAAATAATAACATCAAAGAGTATGAAGTTTGGTATTTGGAATCCTCCGATAATAACAGCTGGTCGGAGCGAATTAAAATACGAAATGTATATACTTCTGAAACGTACGGACAAACAGATTGGTCGGGCGGTCAAGAGGGGAAATATTATAAATTCGGAGTTGTTGCACTGGGAACGGTAGATGGAACGTATTCGGATATAAATCTTTATACAAGTTCTTTCAGAAAAGCGTTTTCTCCTACTGCTCCTGCACTCACTCTTGATAAAGCGATTATCAGCCAAAGCGGAAGTGTGTTGTTGTCTTGGTATGGAGCAAGTGCAAACAGCGGAACTTTAAGCAGGTTGGAAATAGAAGCAAACTATTTCGATGGTGTATCTTGGAGCGGATACAAGCAAATACAACAAATACAAAATCCGTCAATGAATGGTTCTAGTACTCAAAAACCAAAAGACTATACGGTATTTGGGTATAACGGAAAACCAAAAGCAAAGTCAAGATTTATATACAGAGTGAGGGCAGTAAATTCATTTGGTATGTACTCTGCATATAAAGAAAGCGGAATACTGGAAGTAAGCGGAGTAAGAAAATATCAGTACGGATACAACGGGAAGTGGATACCTGTAAAAGTAAAGTACGGATATAAAGGCAAGTGGATACCTGTAGTGCTAAAACGCGGCGAAGGGGGTAAGTGGGTAATATGTGGAAAAGTTTAGAAGAGTTCTATAAATCAAAGCAATGGGAAAAGTTTATAGATTTATTGAAACAAGAACGCTCTAATGATAAAGGTGATATTATTTGCGCTCATTGCGGTGAACCTATCATAAAGAAGTATGACTGTATTGGACACCACATAGAAGAGCTTACCTTAGAAAATGTTAACAATTACAGTATTTCTTTGAATCCCGATAATGTAGAGTTGATACACTTTAGATGCCACAACAAGGCACATAGAAGATTTGGTTCGGAAGGTGCAAGAGAAGTATATATTGTATATGGTTCTCCTTGCAGTGGAAAGACAACATTTGTAAGAGAAAGCGCCGGGGAGAATGATATTATTCTGGATATAGATAATATTTATCAATGTATTACGGTGAATGACAGATATATAAAACCGGAGCGGATAAGAGAGAATGTGTTTGGGAT